GGTTTCGCGGAATTCTTTTTTTTCTGCACTTACGCTTTCATATCCACCGTTGTATTGAACGCGTCCCCAAATTGACTTTGAGGTTGCCCATGATGAAGGTTTTGCAGCCTTGCCATAAGCCGAATCCGAATAAGTCGGGGTCTGAATTGCAATATAAGTATCCATTAACCCTGCGTTCATACAAATTCTTTAATTGCGTACTGTGAAAACAAATCTTCGTGATTGTAGTCTAATTTCTGTGCAATTGTACCAATAACTGCACTGCCTCTTTGTGTGTAAAAGTGTTCACATAGCAGGTAAATTGCAGACCTTAAACCATCTGGGAATATTTTTGAAACATCCACAGTATCTCCGCCTTTTGCAAACCCTTCTACTACGGTTACTTTATATTTCCATCCATAACCATACAGCGAAGGTTCGTTTATAATGGTCAAATCATAGCCATAATCAGCAGAAATAGTCAGAATTTCATCGTAATCAGCGGCGGAAAGTGTCTGCAAATCGCCGTTAGAATCCCTATATTTTACATTTGTAACTGATAAAATTCGGGCTGGTATGTGCAAAATACCGCTATCAGTAGCCGAAAAAAAGTGTTCTACTGTGGATTTTCTTAATTCATAACCGCAAATCCGGCTGCCATAGTCAAAACAAGCGTTTAACAGGTTAGATATATAGCCGTCATCAATTACAGAGGTAATCCGTAAATGGGATTTTACCTCATCTATTGTGATATAATCCGTTGCGCTATATGTCCTTGTTGTTACGTTTTTCACGTTTATTTTTTCGCTGCTTTAACTTTGCTTGGTGCTTTTGTTTCAGTTTTTTCGGTAGTTTCTTTTTCTGCATATTCTACAATACCGGCTTCAAGTAATTCAGCGGCTTGTTTATCATCAAATTCGGCAGTTTCGCCAACATGATAACCGAGTTTCATCTTTGCACCGGGTTTAATAAATACAACTTTCATTCGCCACAAAACCCCGATACTCTTTCGAATACCGGGGCGAAGTGGATGGAATTTAAAATTAGGTTGTGATTGCGTCCAACATAGCTGCAAAACTTACAGCGCGGTGTACGTTGGCATCAACATAGGCGTTAATGTGCATTACATCGTAGCCGGTTTTTGCGCCGGTGTAAGGGTCAAAAAACACTTCGATACCGCCCCATGAAGCAAGTCCTAAATCTGCAAAGTTTCCGCAGAAAATCGCAGAACAACTGCTAGAGGTTGTACCTTTTGTCAAGGTACTGGAAACGCTGTTAGTGATTTTCAATCCCAAACCGTTCAAAGGCATGGTTGGGTCATTGATAATGAAGTTACCTTCAACGCCGCTGGATTGCTTGCTTGTGGTTTGCAATTTACCTACCACATTTGCGTTGGTAAGGTAGTAAAGTGAACCGTCATCAGCGTTATCAACTGCCAATTCTTTGTAAAGATTGACAATGTTTGTCCATGTTGGGGCTGCGCCATGAGTGCCACCGGCTACGCTGCCAATACCCGAAGTACCTGCAATGCCGTCAATACCGGCACTATTGCCATGTAAAGCGGCTGCTTGCCATGCGCGGGCAATTGCTTTTTTAGCTTCGTTGGCAAGGTACGCAGAAATTGAAGCGTTACCTTGGCGAATCAATTGTTTTGATATGTTGGTAAAGCCTGCAAGCCTGTTAGGGCTGTAAGATACCACGCCGAAAGTTTCGTTTGTTTCATCTGCACTTGATACCTCTGTTTCCCATGCAGTTGTAAGTCCGGTAGTACCGGTTGGCATATTTACGTTGCCAATCAAGTTATCAAAGGTTTGAACGCCCATACTTGCCAAAACAAGTTTGTTACCCAAAAATTCAATAATACCGCCATCCACCGAGGTTTCACGCAAGTAACCGCCCACGTTGTCAGTGCCTACTACTTGTGTACTGCGAGCTTCAGAACGCAAGGCAATCGTTGGAATTACAACGCCGTGACCGGCCGCCAATCCACGCTGTGAAAGTTCTTTTAAACCTTCGCTGTGCATCTCTTTTAAAAAGCCTTGTGCATTGTCTGCGTTACCGGCCTGCAAAATGTCGATAAAACGAAAGTTCTTTTTTACTTCGTTCATGTCACCTTCGCCGGTTGACAATACAGCAGGGATTGCAGCGTTTTCAGCATCGAGTTGCACCATGCGTTCGTAACGGCTAACCTCTGCCTTTGTGCTGGCGATTTCATTTTCCAAAGCAGTAACCTGCTCATTAATTTCTGTCATTGGTTTGCCGTTATCCAAAAGGGTACGGAGTTCAGCCAATTTAGCACCGTGGTTTTCACGTGCTTCTTTGAGTTTTAATTGTGTATTCATTTTTTTTGTTGTTAAAATAGTAATTCGTAATAGCGGCGAAATGCAGCCTCTCTCTCGATAGTGTCATTTACCAAATGTTCGGTTGGGGTTTCGTTTGCCTCAATCCATTTAGACCGTGACTGCATTAATCCGTCTTTTTCGCGGCTGTAACTTTCGGTTTCATTATATGCGGGTAGTGTAACCGGACCACATTCATAGACCTTGCCAACCTTAGTGATAACCCGCTTCATTAATTTGCCGTGTTTTTCAGAATCCGCCCACATTTCCTCTGCGATTTCAAACATGAATGAAGATTTATTAACCTCTCCACGCTGTACATAGCGAATAGGGGCTTGAATTTCAGGGTTTAAAGTGTCCAATTTGTTGGCTGTATAAATCAAATTACCGCCCTCATCTATTGAAACTTCCGCCGTTCCTGCACTTGTACGGCCTAAAATGGTGCTTAAATCGTGATTGAAGCAAACTAAAACATCTGTTAAATCAGCCTCGGCAAATGCACCGGCACGGATTTCCTCTTCAATCCAGCCTAAGTCCGTTGTTATGTCCACCACAGCGCCCGTTCCTGCAATTTCCGAAGGGAAATCCCCTTCGCCCTTTGCCCGTGCCTGTGTGTTAAAATATCTTTGTATCATCAGTTATTTCCGTTAGGGTTATTGTTTTGTTGTTGGGTAGCATCCATGGAATCAATTTTAGCTTGTGTTATTGCGGTAAATTGTGAGGCTGCTACTTCGTTAAATGGAACCATAAACTCATCGCCAAATTCATAAGGGTTTAAATCTTCCCAATCCCGCGCCTCGTTGCGACTAATTATGCCGTTTAGCACCATAGTAGAAAAGTATTGCGCCCGTGAAACCGCGTCAGTGCGTAACAAAGAATTAAAATTGAACTTGAAAAACTTTTTTGGTTTGTCCTTTTCTGACAAAAGTTTCATTTTAAATTCGGCCTCAATGTTTACCGCCCATGGGTTAAGGGTTTGATTTAAAAAATTAAGAGAATCCTGCTCTACACTACCCTTAATTGCGCCGTCATCCGCTCCTATAATTGAAGCCGGTACTCCGAAAATACGTGCAATATCTTTTGCGGTGAAGCCCATTGCCTCAATGTAACCTGCTTCCTGTGGTGTTAAACTGATTGATTGAGCCGAAACGCCGCTTGGAACTGAAAAAACAATTTTTTCATTTCTCAAAACGGTTTCCATGCTGTCGCGGGTTGCAACTTGTTGGTCAGTACTCCAACCCTTTTCAGAGGCTAACATAAACTTTTTAGTGCCTGTTTTAAACGAAGTCGAAAGCGAAGCCATGGCTGCCAAGTCAATACCGAAAGTTTCTGCATGGTATTGTATTGGATTGATAGCCGTGAATTGATTACTCATGCACAGCCCTTTGATATGGATTATATCATAATTGCTTACAACCTTTGGAATGCCGTTGTATATTGGGTCATTCGTTTGTATGTCATAAAACAAATTGCCGTTGCCAATCTTAGGGGTAACGGTGCAATTTTGCAATGGTAGTAAGTTTATAGGATTACCAGCCCCATCTCTGAATATATAAGCATAGGAATTTCCGCGATAAATCGCACCTGCGCCCATGTATTTAATAAAATTAACCCACGTATTATACGGGTTTGGCTGTGAGAGTATCTTCGCTGCAGGGCTTGCCTTATCTTGGATTTTGTCACGCCCTGAAACTTCATAAAGTTTAAAAGGCATTGCGGCAAGTCCCTCTGAAATTACCCTTACGCAAGCGTGAACCGCCCCGATTGAAAGAGCCGTTTTTTCATTAACAGGTTGCCCTGAATGGTTTGTTTGTCCCGAAATAGCATCAATTAGCCATTGTGCAGGGTTCGCGGCAGTAGTGGTAGAACGCTTTTGCGCCCCGTAAAAATCATTTAACGAAGGTTTTTTGTACCTGTCTACTGTCCGCACGGTACAAATTAAATTTACATTTGTAAAAAATTAAGTGTAACAAAGTTACATTTTTACGTTTGTAAAGTTATTACTAAATGACAATTCCATGACATTTATTTGATTTATTAATGTTTAATTTGCCGCATGGATTACAAAGAAATAGAAAAAATCAATACACTGAACCCATTTGAAAGAGTTGAGTTTTTAAGAGTTCCGCACTTAGTAGTAATAAACAAGGGAACAATTCCAGTACTGGGGTTTACATTTACGGAATGCTATATTATAGCTTCAAAAAATGATTATGACTTTTTAAAAATGTTTGGTTTTAGGAAATGTAAAGACACCGATACGCGGGCTACACATTGCAATTTAGAAAGAACAGATGAAATGCACTATGCCTTGTGCGAACTGCAATGTAATGACAGGGAGTTAAGGTTGTTTAACAAAAAGTATTTAGAACTTTACAACATAGTCAAAAAACACCGTGACGGTACAATACTTGAAAGGGATGGATTTAAATTTATTGAGTACACACAAACCCTCAAAAATAAAAAAATGCGCTTACCATTATCAAAGCGCATTGTATAAATAAGTTATTTTGCTTTAAAAATCCGATTCTTAACTTGTCTGAATGACTGGTAATCGCTGTATTTGCGCCGCTTGAAGTATTCAATGTACACAATTTCCAACGCCTCATAAGCATCTTCGTAGGTCTTATGCTGTGGTAATATCCTAAACCACGCCTCGGCAAAGTGACGCGGGTAAATCAATAGTCTTATTTCTGAATCTGTCATAATACTTGCGGTACAAAAAACCAATCTTTTTTATTCTCTTCGTCTATTGCTTCGCCCGTTGCCATGATTATAGCAACAACGCCGTCAACTTTTTTATTCGCGTCCTTTGACTTCATAACCTTAATATTCAAATTAGCATCCCTGTATAATGCCACGTTTGAAAACATCCAAGCCGTTACCGGATTGCCATCATATTCAAAGTTACCCGACAAAATAAACTCTTCAAGCCGCTTAGTCGGATGGCTCATATTCCCAATAGCCTGTGAGAAACTACGCATATTTAGACCGTCATCACTCATTTTACTTGCAAATTGTTTGGCATTCCATGGGTCAAAACCAACTGAATGCACCTGATATTTAGCGCAAAATAGCTTTAAATCTTTTTCTATAAAATCATAATCCGTTGTATTGCCGGGGGTTTGTGTTATCCAACCGTCCCGAATCCATTGCCGGATTTGTTGGCCTATCTCGCCCGGCCATTCCCGCGCCTTATCTTCGGGTAAATAATACTTAGTGGTATGCCTGTGCCGCCCGTCTTTTTCAAAGTCAAAATCCAATGCAGAAAAATCACCCGTGCTGGCAAGGTCTAATCCTGCATAACACAAATCCCCTTCTAAGGGTTTAAACTCTGTATTGCATTTTTTAAAGTCATGTGAACTTATCCAAATATCAAAACTATCAGTCCAGACGTTTAAATGTTTGATTAAAAACGAATCCCTTTTTACGCCCGATTCGCGAGCCTCTGCAATTTTAGATTTAATGTAATCAGGCTTAATTGAAACCCCGTAATTTGGATTTGCTTTTTTCCATGTGCTTTCAGAATCCCACAAGTCGCCTTCGTCAATAGTGTATATTAAAATAAACAAGTCATCATCTACGAAGGTTTTGTTTAAAACTTTTTCGCAGTATTCCCTATGTTTATAGCAGGCACTTTCCCTATCATGGCCGGCGGTTGTAATTGCCAACAATAAAGGCGAACGCCTTGCAGCCATACCGTCTGCCAGTACGTTGTAAATCCTATCCGAAGGGTGTGCGTGGTATTCGTCAATAATTGCACATGAAACAGAAAGCCCATCGTTTTTATCGCGTTCATCATACGCCACAGGCCGGAAAACCCCGCCGTTATACACTATCCTTTTGTTATTAAAACTTGAACTTACATTGCAGGTTACATCAAATTCACTTGCCAACCCCTCAAACATCTTAGCCGCATAATCCCAAACTATTGCGGCTTGGTCCAGTTTAGTAGCGGCGCTGTAAATTTCAGGGCTGCCATCTTCCGCATCCATTAAAAGGTAGTTACCGATAGCGGCTGCAAGTGGTGACTTACCTTGCTTTTTAGGCATTTCCAAGTATGCACGTTTGTATTTTCGCGTACCGTCAGGCCTTAAAAACCCGAACAAGCTGCCAACAATGAACTTTTGCCACGGTTCAATAAGCAAATTTTGCCCTTTCCATTCGCCCTTTGTGTGCCTTTGAAGTTCAATAAATGTAATAGCCTTGTTTGCAGCTTTTAAATCAAAGGCAATGTCCTTTCGTTTAAGGTCATCTTTAAACCGCTGGCAGGCTTGCCGTACAAACTTGCAGGCGGATACCTTGCCACTTAGTACTGATTCTGCGTAATCAAGTGCCGGATTTTTCAAGCAGTTCAGTTAGTTTGTTTGTCTTTTTTGTTTTCTGCAATACCGCCGCGCGGCCTAATGCGTTGGGATTTAAACAAAGTGCATTGGACATTGATAAGTAATTTGCCAAAGCCTTGCCGGCTAAATTTGCCGTGTGGTCAAATGGTCTATACTTTAAATATTGAAACCACTCAAACACAAGGGCGTTTACAATTTCATAATCCGATTCTTTGCCGTATTCATGCTTTACCAAGTGCCTCCATACCCGCTGCCATAACTCAATCATTTCAGGTGTATAGTTTTCAGGATGCGAAGGAATTAATTTTAAAAGCCCATCGATAATTTTAAAATCCCTGTCCTTGTCACGGGTAACATTGAATGAACCTTTTAATTTCTTTTCCTGTGTGGTCATTCTTTTGCCTCTCATGTGTTTGTTTTGTTAAATTTATTATCAAAAAGTTGCAAGTGTGTGAAGATGAC